TGTATGAGGTAGATGGCGGTAGCCCGTCGCTCTTGTCATAAGTGGTTTTATATCTGACGGGAGTGTTGTCCGTCGTTTTGGCCGACCATATTTCCGAATACCATGATGGTAGGTGGACGTGTTTGCCGTCTTGGCTGACGATGCCTGTCATGTCGGTGATGGATTGTTCGAAATCGCTCATGCAGATCAGGGTGGAGAGGGTGGCGAGTGCGGCGTCTTTCCATGTATCGTATGCGGTTTCGCCGACTCGGTCGCGTATGGTGTCGTCGATTATCATTTTTCCTCCGGGATATATGAATAGGTCCTACCGTTAATTGTAACGATAGGACCTAGTTGTTTATTGGCTGGCTGTCAGACGGATTCCATTAGTCCAGCGGTGATTAGAGCGTTCACCACGTCCTTTACCGTGCCGGTGGTCGGGTCGACGTGGGCGGCCTTGGTGATCGTGGCGGCCGGGCCAGCCGGGCCAGCGGGGCCAGCGGGGCCAGCGGGGCCAGCCGGACCCTGAGCACCCTGGCCGAAAGCCACAGGCTGTCCATCCTCATCTACGAAGTTGATGACCTTGACAGTGTTCTTATTGTCTTTTGGCAGTGCCTTGCCGCCGATTCGGGAATACATTTCAGCGTTCATTATCGGGCCTTCGGATTGATGACCACTGCGGACTTCTCAGCATCCAAGCCACCGCCAGCGTAAATCTCCTGGAGGTATTCGTTGGTGTTGGTCTGGAGTGCGAAGTTCGTGAACGATTCAACGGAAGTGTCGCCGACGAGCGCGTAGTGGGAGGCGGACATGACCACGCCAGCCACCTTCTTGTCGTCTTCCGTGGTCCACCACTCCGGGGTGATGATCTGGGAGACGCCGATAGCACGGGCGAGGGTATCGTCACCGCCGAGGGCGATGAAGCTATTGCCGTTCGCGTCGGCGCTCATGAGCAGATCGGCTACCGTGTCCGCATTGCAGACGAGCACCTTGTTGCCCTGTGCGCGGACCATGTGGGAAGCCTTCACGAAGCCCATGAGCGGGGCTTCCTCGGTGAGCGTGTAGGTGCGGGCGAACTTCTCGCCGGCCCAGTCGGAAGACTTGTCTGCCGCGTCGGTGGTGATGGCTCGGAAGTGTGCCATGTCATCGTAGCCGCCGAGCACGACCTGGCGTTCGATGGTCTGGATGATGTAATTCGGCAGTTCGGAGAGGATGTAGCGGAGCAGTGCGCCCGGCTTCTGCGTGCGACGGATATCACCCTTGTTGAGGGTGATGTACTTGTACGTGTAGTCGGCGGTGAGTTCACGCTTGACGAAGGCCGGGGCCTGTTCCTTCTTCTTGGTGCCGTAGGAGGCGACCGGGTAGCCGTGTGCGCGGGTCTCTTCGGACAGGCCGAGGACGTTACCGCCGATGGTGAGCCTGTCCATGCCGGTCTTGCGGAACAGGTTCCACAGGCCGGAGCCGCGCGTGTTCAAGGCGTCGTTGATGGTGGTGATGGCTTCGGTCGGGATGAACTTGTCCACGTCGGTCTTGCTTACGCCGAAGGATGCGGTGTCGGACATGTTGCGAGACACGGTGTCGGCCCACTCCTTGTGGAAGGCTTCCACGCCCTTGTTGTCATTGTCGATGAGGGTGCGTTCGAACGCGGCCATGGCTTCCGGCGAGTCGAGCCAGGTTTCACGGGAATGGGAGAAGGATGCGACGCCGGACTGCTTGGCGGCACGGTTGCTCTTGTTGACGATGACGAGCGGACGCTTGTTGGAGGACTGCACCGGCTCTTCCGGAGCGGTTTCCGGGGTCGTCTGACCGTCGGTCTGGTCGGTGACGGCTTCGGTGATGTCGTCGGCGGCGTTCTGCATGATGTCGGTGATGGACGAGGTCAGGTTGGCTGCTTCGTCCGGGGTGAGCTTGAATTTGGCGACGGTACGTGCCAGCTTGTTCATGAGGGTCTGGTCCATGTTTTCTCCATTTCTTTTGTTGATTGATGTGAAGGCCGCTTTCGGGTCGGCTCCGCGGTAGACGACGCTGATTTCGACCAGTTCGCCGTTGCGGATGATGCCGTCCTTGCCGGGCCGTTCGGAAAATTCGACGGTGATGCTGAAACTGTTGGTTAGACATCCGTCTGCGGCGAGTCGTCGGACTCGTTCGCCGTTGTCGACTTCACTGAGCTTCGCTTCGGCCATGAGTCCGGCGTCGGATGTCCATAGGCGGGTGATGGTGCCGGCCTGTGCTTCGATGCTGGGTTCGTGGTCGATGAGAAGGGGGAGTGTTAGTCGGTCTGATTCCGTGAGCTCTCCTACGAGTTTCAACGTGCCGTCGATGAGTGGCGCTTTGAGTGTGGCGAGGTCCACGGTGAGGCCGTTGCTCATTTTCTTGCCGCTGTTGGCGAGGAAGGTGAGCGTATGGCCTTCTGTTTCAGCGGCACCGCCGTGTGTGAGACTCTCTCGAATCTTCATATCATCCTTTCGGATTGTGGCAGTGGTGCTCGTCAGTGGCATCAGTGGTTGATGTACTGACGAGCATAATGATATCACGGTAGTTGATATGGCTGGTTAGTCTTCCACTACTTCGTAGTCTTCGTAGCAGCGGCATCGTGGATGGCCGTTCGGCGTGTTCATGGTTTCGAAACTGTTGACGTAGGAGTGGTCGCCGATGTTGACGACCGCGTCCTTTGCCATGTAGGCGGAGTCGAGCGGTTTTGTCGTTCCTTCCATGTGTTTGCAGAAGTCGCATGTGTTGCCGTCTCCGGTGGTGCGCCATACTTTCTGTAGTTTGACGCCTAATGTTTCACTGAGGTTGCGGGCACTGTACAGGCTTCCGAGTCTTTGGGATTGGACGGTTTCGCATCTTGCTATTAGTTCGGCGTGGTCGTTGCTCATTCGGGTTAGTTCGTCGCGTAGTCGGCGTGCGTCCCATTGTTCCGTGTCGGCTCGGTTTAGGATTTCCAGGGTTTTGTCGGTGATGGTTTTGGATGTTGTGTGGGCTATTTCCTGTAGGTGTGTTTCGTATGCTGTTTTGATGGTGTCGGGTAGGGTGGTCCAGTCGTAGAGTTTTTGCCAGTCGGTTGTTGTGTAGGACTGGATGTCGACTGCGAGCGGGTGTTCCTGGTGGAGTTCGGCCCATGCGGTAAGGATTTGTTCGAGTTTTATGCCGGTATTACGCGCGTATTCGGTGAGGTGGGAGACGAGGGTGTCTTCTACGTCGTTGACCCATTGGCGGCTGATTGTTTCGAGGTCGTCTTTCAGCCCGTTTTGGGTGCGTCGGGTGAGGCGGATGACCCTGTCGATGTAGGTGCGGGTTGCTGGCAGTATCCGGTTTTCGGTTGTCATGTCGTCTGTTTTTTTTGTGGCTTTCGTGATGTTTCTTTTTGAGTGGAGGGAGGGGAGTGGGGTTGTGTCGGGCTTGTGGAGGTTGAGTCGCTTGTAGGGTTCGGGGAGTCCTAGCGCGTCGACTGCGTTTTCGACCGTGGCTCCCATGTTGACGAGTTGGATGAGGCTGTTGACGCGGATTTGCTGGGTTTCAGCCTGTGCTTTCTCGACTTCGGTCTGGGCTGGTAGGTCGAGGTCGAAGGTGATGCCGTAGCCGAGTCCTCCGGTGATACGGTCGAGTTCGAATTGCCATTTGTCCCATACGGTCATGCAGAGTGGTTTGAGGGTGTTTTCGATGAAGGAACGTTCGGCCATTTCGGCGTTGGCGTAGGTTTGGCCGTTGTCGATGCCTCGGACGATGTCTGGGACGGAGAGTGCGTTGGCTAAGCGGTTGTTGACTACGTTGGATACGGTTTGAAGGTCGAGTGTGTCGTTGGAGTTCTGGAATGGGACCCAGACGAGTTTGCTGGTTTGGCTTGGCTTGTGGGTGGTCGGGTCGACGGGGACCATGTTGTAGACGATGCCGTTGTTGTTGCCGGCTCCGCGGAAGGTTTCTTCGAGGCGTGCGCGGTTGCGTTGGAAGTCTTCGGCGTTTTCGGAGACGATGCCGAGCATGCCGGCGGGTACTGCGTTGTTGCCGAAGAATCCACGTTCGTAGTCTGCGATCATGTCGTCGACGTTGGCCCATTTTTTGATGGTCATGGCGGGGCTGATGCCGCGGGTTGGGTCGTTGGGGTGACGGCTGTAGCTTAATGCGATGGTTTCGTTGCGGCTGAATTCGTATTGGCGTGGACCGTCGCCGAGGTCCATGGTTACGCGGTGGTACCAGTCGCTGCGGCTGTCGTCGTATACGCGGCTGTTTGTGGGGAGGATGGTGTAGCCGGTGATATTGTCCGAGGTGATGTTGCCGCCGGGGCCTTCCGGTGTCCAGACGAGGATGTCGACGTGGGATTGGGTGAGCATGCCGGATGCGATGAGTTTAAGGAATTCGAGGCAGCTGTAGGTGTCGTTTGGTGCGTATAGTGCGCTTAACGCGGCTGGGGCTGGGTCGAGTTTTCTTCCGTCCGGGGTGACGGCGTAGGGGATTACCGTGCTGAATCGTTGCGCGATGGCGTTGACGTAGGGGAAGATGTTGTCGTACGTGTCGTGCATGGGGATGTTGTTGCCGCCCATTGGCTGCCATGCGTTGCCGCCTGTCTGGGTGGGGGTGGTGTGCGGGGCGTTGGTACGGCCGAAGGCACTTGTGAAGCCCGCACGAATATTGTCGAGAATGGTCATTTTACCTCGTTTTGTAGTGGTGTGTCGTATATTCCGTAGTTTATCGCAGTTGATGTTGGTTAGCATACTGCGACGTCCCATGAGGGGAGTTTTGGTGGCTCGTAACAGGCGAGTAGCAGACTGTCGGCGAGGTCGGGGCTTCCGAGGTTCATGGTGTCTTTGTAATCTTGTTTGCTTTCTATTTGCCGTTGGTTACGGCTGGTTATGTGCCATTTGCGTGTGGTTAGCTCGGTGGTGAGCTTGGCGAGGTCGGCGAGCTGTGGGTTGATGCTGAGCTGTGGGAGCATGGTGGCGAAGTCGAACCATAGTTCGGAGGCTATGTTGGGGTATTGCTGGTCTTTGGCTTTGCCGGCGTAATTGATGCCGGTGACTGGCAGCCCGTATGTTTTGAGTAGGTCGGTGAGGCCTCCGCCTACGCCGGTGTCATCGATGCGGATGTCGATTGGCTGGTGTTGTGATGCGCGGAGTCTGATTCTTTCGGCCGTGTCGACGATGCTCGCGTGAGTCCATGATTCGAGCGATTCGATGCGGTTGCCTTTTTTGATGGTGAGGGCGGTGCGATCGCTGCCGTATCTGGCGACGTCCACGCCGAATGTGACCGGTCCGTCTGTTGCCGCGCGTTGGAGGGCTTCGTTGATCATGGTGTCGCTTATGAGCTGGTTGTTGGTGTCGGCGTATGGGAGGCCGAGCCAGACGTGCCCGTAGTCAGCTGTCTGCTTGTCGGCTTCGATCATGTCGATGACGTCTTGGCTGAGGAGACGGTGTACGTCTTCGAATGTGGTGTGCCAGTGGCATGTCTGGTGGAGTCGTTCTTCGGAGTCTGTGGAGATGAAATACGTCCAGATCGGGTCGTGGCTGGTAAGGGGGTTCCACGTAAAAATCAGTGTGGAGTTGGGTCTGCGGATGGTTGGGATGAGCGTGGTCAGGCTTGCTTTGCTGATGGTTTGTGCTTCTTCGACCCAGCAGACGTCGATGCCTTCGATGCTTTTGATGCTTTGGATGTTGTCGTGTAGGCCGCGGAAGATGAAATTGCTGCCGTTGACGTGGCCGATGCCGTCGCGTCGTATTTCGAAGCCTTGCAGACCGAATTCTTCGATGGTGTTTGTGAGGAGCTTGTATACGGAGTCGGTTATGGAATTCTGGAATTCACGGGCGCAGAGCACTGTGATTGGCTGTATGGAGGCTCGGAGGATGAGGCTTTGTGCTACGGCTGTGCTTTTGCCTGAGGCTCGGCCGCCCGAATAGCAGTAATAGCGATATGGTGGGGTCTCCGTGTGGAGCCACCACCATAGGTCTTGGTAAGGTCTCGCTATTTGCATGAGTCTGGACTATGTACCTTTACTGGTTGTCTTTGCCGTTTTTTGGGTTGTCGTCGAATACTTCGAGGGTGATGTGCGGTGGTTCGTAGCCGGTGACGGTCACGTCGGTGGATTGGCGGGCTTTGCCGTCGAGTCGGTCGATGTAGTCGGTTGTGACGTGTGGGTCCTTGTACGCGTTGATGACGTGTTTGAGGGCGATTCGTTGCACCATCGTCAGGGTTGGGTCTTTTGCTTTTTTGGTGACTTCCGATAGGGTGAGTTTGCTGAATTCGCGGATCCATCGGGTGGGGCTGGTGTCTTTGGTCCATGAGCCTCGGTCTTCTGGGCGTTCTTGGAAGCCGCCTTTGCCGGTTGGGTTGAGGATGCCGCCGGTGATGCGGCCTCGATGGTCTCTTGTTACGTCTGTCATATGGCTGATTATACCTGTCTAAGAGGAGAGCCCCTCCGTGTTGGGGAGGGGCTGTGTTTATCCGAGGATGAAACAGATTAGTAGTTTTAGTAGGGCGATGCTTCCTGTTGTGATGAGGATGGTCGCGAGGATGAGGATGAGGTAGGCGAGGGTTTTTCCTATCTTGTAGCTGAGGGGGTTATGGTTCTTGTTCATGTTGTGCTCCTTTTATCACCATTCGTCGACGGCGGAGAACTGTGCGTATGGGTCGGGCTGGTTGGTGTTTCCCCAGTTTGCGGCCTGTTGTTGTGGGGTGGGATGCTGTGGGGTGGACTGCTGTGCCTTGGCTTTCTTGAGGACCATGGTGATGGTCGCGTAGTTGATGGTGAAGTCGGTGCGTGGCTGCCCGTTGCGGTCGGTGCCGGCGGACCATTTCAGGTCGCCTTCGACGCGTACCGGGGTGCCTTTGTGGAGTTCCTGGAGGTATGTGGCGGCGAGGCGCTGGTCGTATTCGAAGATGGTTGCGAACATGGTGTCGTGGTCGACCCACTGTTGGGTCTGCTTGTCTTTGTGACTGCCGTTGGCGGCTACTCGGATGAGGAGGTATGGGGTGCCGTTCTTCGTTTGTTTCTGTTCCGGGTCTGCTACGAGGCGGGCTGAGGGGAGGATGATGTGCGGGTCGTTCATGTTGGTGTCCTTTCCTTTTTGGTTAGCGGATGGTTGTTTCGAGGGTTTTGGTCAGGAGGGTTTCGCTGAGCCGTTTGTGGAGGAGTGTCAATCCTTTTCTTGTGATTCGTACGGTTGGCGGGAAGGCGGATGTCGTGCCGTCTGCCTTGGTGCCGTGGTTTGTGGACATGACCATTACGAGGTGGCCGGCTGTGCAGTGTCTCGCTGTCGCGTGCCATGAGCCATTGGCCTTGTAGATCCAGTCGTTGTCGTTCATCCATTCGCGTAACTGTTTTTCGCTGATGACGGTGCCGGCGTTGGAAAGGATCTTCGCGGCGTCGCGTACGAGCAGTTTGTCTTCCACGTTGGTGAAAGCGTCAAGGGCTTGCGCTTTCGGCTCCAGTTCCATAATTCGCGCATCCTTGGCTTGGAGCTGTCTGTTTTTAAGGTCGATGGTCTTTTGTGCGATGAGCACGGCCTTCGCGAGGATGTCTTCGTCCGAGTCTGCTTCGGTTGCTGGTATGTAGCCGCCCGTCTTGCGGATGGTCGGGAGAACCTCGTGGGTGATCCAACGCTGGAACTCGCGTGCTTCCGGCTTACGGGAGCGCATGATGAGCTTGTACAAGCCCGGCTCGCTGATGATGGTCTTATTCGGGTTGCCGGGGATACCGTCGGGAATAACGACGGTATTCTTCTCATCGTTATCAAGCTGTGAGATTGCATCTCTGTTATTGCTGATTTCGAGGATGTCGCATACGTCTTTGGCTACGAACCAGGGGTCGCCGTTTTCGTCGGTCAGGGTGCGCAATGTTGCGTTATTGAAGTTGAATGTCTGAATTTTGGTATTCATTTTGTTGCTTTTCTTTGCTTGGTGATGTTTAAAGGGCGAACGATACGTTCACCCTTTAAATGGTTGGTTGGATGGTTACTCGTTAGCCGAGCGTCCATCTTTGTCGGGGATTACGTCGGGGTCGAGGAAGTAGCATCGGCCGACCTTGACTGCATGGAGTCGTCCTTCGCGGATGAAGCGGCGGACGGTCTGGATGTTGAGCTTCCAGCGGGAGGCGTATTCGGGGACTGTTACTGTGTAATCTTTAGCGTTCATAAGTCTTATTATATAACGGTCCGAGTTCTTGTACAACTCATTTCGTACCGGAGTGTTGCTGGCATGCGTGGAGCGGTTCGTGGGGTTTTAGGTATAAAAAAAGTGCTCAACCGGAGGAAAGGGGCGGGAAACCGGTTGAGCACTTGTCTGAGGTAAGTCAGTACACAATGAGGGCAAGTACCAATATAGCGTCGTTTTTCTTGGATTGCAACCGTCGTGTGCGGCGGCTTGTCGTCCGTTCGGCGTGTCGCGATGGCGAGCGTGATATTGTGAGTATCACAAAACAACGTAGGGCATCAAAAACCTACCAGCATTGAAAGGAACAGAAAATGACCGAGCAGAACACCAACCAGAATGAAACCCAGCCGACCACGCAGCAGCCGACGCCGCAACCGATTATCATCAACAATGTAGTTGCGGACCAGACGGACGACAAGGGCAAGAAGAAGGCCCCAGGCTTCATCAAGGTGTGCGTATACAGCTTCCTCACATGTGGCCTCTACTTCTTCTACTGGCTCGTCAAGAGCCTGAACGGCGGATACCGTAAGCGCTGACGCAAGCACAACAAAAATAATACCCACCCGGTTGTATCTTCCGGGTGGGTATTATTTTATCCAATGAAAGGCAGTCAGAAAGGGAAACCAAAAAAAACTTTCCGACATAGACGATCATACCACGAAAAGGAGAAGACGAATGGAAATCATGTTGGACAACGGCGCATATATGCCGTCACGAGGCCACGGTACCGATGCCGGACTGGACCTACGCACGCCGGGAGCCGTGACCGTACCGGCGTACGGGAGCGTGCTAGTCGATACGGGCGTGCATGTGGCGTTGCCTAGCGGGTGCGCCGGACTGCTCGTCAGCAAGAGCGGACTCAACGTCAGGCACGACATCACCAGCACCGGACTCATCGACGAAGGCTATACGGGCAGCATCGTGGTCAAGCTCTACAACCATGGCGGCGGGGATTACCGGCTTGAGGCCGGAGACAAGATCACGCAGCTGGTCGTGTTCCCGGTGGTCTGCGAGTCATTGGAACAGGTTTCCGTGTTCAATGCGACGGAGCGTGGAGACAACGGTTTCGGAAGCACGGGGAGGTAAGCCATGTGGGGCGGACGGAGCAAATACCGGGCGAAGAAAACCGTCGTGGATGGCATCACCTTTGACTCGCGTAAGGAGGCCGACAGGTATCTCGTACTCAAGTGCATGGAAGAGGACGGTAGCATCGAGGATCTGCGCCGTCAGGTGCGTTATGAGCTCGTACCGGCCTTCGACGTGGACGGCAAACATTATCGGCCGGTCTACTATGTGGCCGACTTCGTTTACCGTGAGGATGGCCGTGAGGTCGTCGAAGATGTGAAGGGTGTGAGGACTGACGTGTACAGGCTCAAGAGCAAGCTCTTCGCACGACGGTATGGCGTGAGTATCAAGGAGACGTGACGGCCTGGAGACGGGCATGGCCCCGGTCGGTCTTGGGAAGAGATTCCCGGACTGGCCGGGGATTTTTTGTTCAGTCAACCCAGCCGCAATAAGTGGCGGCCGCACGATCAGGGTGGCCGCATATTCATGGCGCATGGCCGCAAAATCAGTGTTTGCCTAGCCGCAAAATCAGTGTTTGCCTAGCCGCAAAATCAGTCATCATATTATAGGGGGATACTATAGGTTGGATACTCTAGGGATAATCTAAGTAAGGCGGCTCCCGCGGGGAGCCGCGTGCGTGTCCGAGGGGAGCCAATCCCAATCCAAGGGGATTGGGAGCCGAGAGCGATGAGAGCCTAGCCTTGATAGCTTCGGTGAGCGTGACATGGAGCCATGGAGTCTGACCTGATGTCTTCGAGGCTTCTTCCATGGCTCTGAGCAAGGAGGAGGATACGGGCTTCGCCTCGGTGTTGCCCTTCGGGCCTTGGTCCCGATACCCGACCTGGTTATGGCATGGAGGAGAGTTGGTCCGTGCTTGGCTTGGGTGGTCCTCTCACGGCTTGGTGTTCTCGATGCTTTTTCGGTGCTTGTTTGGGCTGGAACGTCGTTTTCTTGCGTAAAGGCCTTTTTGACGGGTTGTCGTGGGTTGGTCCTGACGAGTTATCGGGTTTGCCGTGTAAATCGGTTTGAGGGGCCTTTACGTGCGTTCTAGAGGCATGTGCGGTGAAGAGCGTGTGGGTGGGATGCCATTGGTGGAAGACCGAGACATGCTGGTAGGCCGAACTCAATACCTTTCCCAAGACTTGTGGTATACTTAAGGCAACATCAACACTAAGAAAGGATTACACAATGGATATCTACGAAGCCGTTAACGATCTCCTCGTCAAGAGGTATGGCGTCCACTTCAGCAAGGAAGGCGAAGAGAAGTCACGGAAGTTCTTTGCCGTCCTGTGTGCGAAGTTCGGCGACGAGGAAGTCCTCGAAGCATGGAAGACCGCATGCGGAAAGTACGACAATCCGGTGACCGCGCTTTCGAAGCTTGGCGGCATCCTCTACAACCGCAACCTCTTCAGCTCCTTCATCGAGGAGAACTGACATGGATGCATACGTGAAAAAACACATGGAATTTCACGCCCTCGAAGCAACCCTCGCCGAAGAGATTGGCGTCCGTCCGGCACTCATTTACGATTTTCTATGCGCGGTCTGCCTCGACAAGTCAAGGCACATGGTCGATATCCACGACGGGGTCGCATGGGTCAGGCTTTCCATGCGCGATTTAAGACGGATATTCCCGTACATGTGCAAGGGAAGCATCAGCGACTCTATTAAAAAGCTCGTCGATAGGGGTATGGTCAATGTAGGCCACTACGACGAATACCCCTTCGGTGCTAACTGGTATTCAGTGGAATAAAAAAACACCGGCGTGTCGTCTAGAAAACGTGTTATACTAAAGACATACGCCATGTGAGGCCTCTACCACTCACGTGGAGAGCATGAATCACATGGCACAAATCCCATTGATTGTTACCGAGGTAGAGACGGTAGCAGTCAGTGGGATTCACTTTTCCCACGGAGGAAAACATCATGTCAGCCGTCAAAGACAACAACTTCATCGCAATCCAAGGATGGATGCGCACCAAGCTCAACCTCAAAAGCAACGAGCTACTCATCTACGCGCTCATCTACGGCTTCTCGCAAGACGGAAACTCCAGTTTCAAAGGCAGCCGCAAGTACATCGCCGACTGGTGCGGCTGCTCGCTGGACACCGTCGACAGGTCACTCGTCTCACTCATAAACAAGGGCCTCCTAGCCAAATACCCCCACACGGACGACCACGGCAACCGCCTCGTCGACTACGTCGCCATCCAGCCAACCTCCACGGCCACGCCGGCTCCCGCAGTCACACAAACCCCGGCAGCCACACAGGCCCCCGAACATGACCCTTGGGGTAATAACGCAAACGCGGACACCACGCGATGCCAGACTCCGACCGACGAGCCGCAGCCGCTCATCCCAGAGCCGCAAGCACCCACACAGCCGAAGAAGCCAGACCCCACCGAAGAAGTCGTAAACCATCTGAACCACAGGCTCGGAACGAAGTACAAGCCAACGACGCGAGCCACGCGCAAACTCGTCAACGCCCGCCTCAAGGAAGGTTTCACCGTCGACGACATGAAGATGGTCATCGACAAGAAATGCGCCGACTGGCTAAACAACCCGAAAATGGCGGAATTCCTCCGCCCTGACACCCTCTTCGGCAACAAGTTCGAAGGCTACCTCAACGCCCGCCCCCACACCCGCCTCAATGCCCGCCCCGACGCTCTGTCCAACCCGAACGCCGCATCCATCGCACAGGACGCCGAAGGCCACGTAGCCGAATGCACCCGCGAAAACGGCTGGTTTTAACACACGACACGCCGGCAATACAATGCCAGCAACACGTGAGGTAACATTGTCATAGACAACAGAAGGAACCACAATGGAAACCAACCTCATCGAGAACATGGTCCGCGAAGCGAGCCAAGACAGCCACTACGAAAAAGGTGACTACCTCAACGAAGACGGCCTACTCATGTGCGGCAAATGCCACACCCCTAAACAATGTCGCTTCATCGCCAAATGGGACGGCACGGAAAAGACCCCATACACACTCTGCGACTGCGCACGCGAACGCCGGGACGCCGAAGAGCAAGCACGACAGGCACAAGACCTCCGCATTGAAATAAACCGACTCCGCAAACTCGGCTTCCCCGACAGCGAAATGGCCGACTGGACCTTCGACCACGACGACGGAACTGACCCGAAAACCATGAGCGTCGCCCACAAATACGTCGACAACTTCACCGAAATGAAGAAACGCGGCAAAGGACTACTTCTATATGGCCCAGTCGGCACCGGCAAAACATACGCAGCGGCATGCATCGCCAACGAGCTCATCAGCCAAGGCCGCCCATGCCTCGTAACCAACTTCGCTAGGGTCACAAACACCCTCCAAGGAATGTTCGATGGCAAGCAACGCTACCTCGACGACTTCAACCGACTGGATCTGCTCGTAATCGACGACCTGGCCGCAGAACGCGACACATCCTACATGAACGAAATGATCTTCAACATCATCGACTCCCGATACCGGAGCGGAAAACCACTCATCGTAACATCCAACCTCACACAAGCCGACCTGAAGGAACCAGGCTCTATCGACAGGAAACGCATCTATTCACGACTGCTCGAAATGTGCGTCCCGATCGAAGTGAAAGGCGCTGACAGGCGAGAAAAGAAGCTCCGCGACGATTCAACCGACATGGCAAGACTTCTCGGCCTATGACCATGCCCAAGGCGACACGTATGAAAAGCGTGCCGCCTTTTTTCATACCCCTCGGCGTGTCGCATCTCGTTTGTGGGTATAGTAATAGATATCAGGCAAGGGAAACACCAAGCCACCAAAACAAAAAAAGGAAACCCAAATGAACGGTAACGAAAACCTACAAGCACTATTTCACATCCTCAACGGATGCCTACCATACGAATACAACGAAAAATACCTCGACACCAAAGACACGGACGACAGCATCATGATCACCAAGAAGGAATCCAGCCGGACCCTGTTCTTCACCGCCAACCCCGACCATCACGACGAATTCGAAATATCCATATACGACGGCGACGACAAGCCACTCGAAACCGCCCTCCTGACAATGAAGGAACCAGACGACAGCATCACACCCATCCTCGCATACATCAAGACATATCTCTGACAGGCCGACAGGCAAAAGAAAAGGAAAAGAAATGATCGACAACACCAACCCCAGAGACATCCGCCACGAAATGACCGACATAATCGCCCTACTCGGCGACGAATACACGGTAACCAACGTCGAATGCGACCCCGGCGACACCGCAATAAAAATCACAAGACAGAACAACGGCAAAACCATGTACGTCATCGCCTACAGTAATCCGGACGACACCGAAATACAGCTATACGACGAAGACGACTCACTGACCGTCTATAACATCTTCCGTGACGGATCCCTAAACGATTCCACCCCAGAGGGCATCGCCGACTACATCATCAGAAAATTCTAAAAAGAAAAGAAAACGACATGCCAAAAAGAAAAGAACAGGAACCCATCAACCTCAACGACGCCGGCCTAATGGACTGGATTAACGAAATGCGCAACAGCCAACCCTCAGCCGACGAACGACGCAAAATCAGCGACTACCGCTACTACCACAGCCACAAGGAAAAATGCGCCGAAGCCAACAAGAAATGGAGAGAAGAACACGCCGAACACTACGCGGAAAAACAGAAAGAATACCACTCCAAACCAGCAACCCTGAAAAAGAAACGCGAAAACGCACGAATCCGATACCACACCGACCCGGAATGGAGGGAAGCAATGCTCGCCAGACAAAGAGCCCGCTACCACGCCATGACACCGGAACAGAAAGCCGAATACATACGCAAACAAAACGAACGAGCCCGCATACGACGAGCCAAAGCCAAAGCCAAAAAACTCGAAAACCAGGAAAAGGAAACCAACAAATGACCGCCACAACAAACAGCTTCACCGCATCAGGCGGTGCAGCTTACATGTCGAATCGCATGGACTGGGAAACGCCAACGGACTTGTTCTCTCGGCTGGACAATGAGTTTCACTTCACCTTGGATGCGGCCAGCAGTGAAACGAACCACAAATGTTCAAAATACTATACGGCTGAAAACAGCGCATTCGATCATGAGTGGGGGGCGAGACGGTATTCTGCAATCCGCCATATAGCAAGGCAATATCGGAATGGGTGCGCAAGTGCAGCATGGAGGCCAGCCGCAAAGGCACCATCGTCGTCATGCTTCTGCCGGCTCGCACGGATACCCGCTGGTTCCAACAATTCATCCTCAACCGTGCGGAGGTCAGATTCCTCAAAGGCCGACTGCGGTTCGAAACGAACGGCATACCGGGCGGGCCGGCACCATTCCCAAGCATGATCGTCGTAATGCGCACCGGCGAAAGATAAAAAGAGGTAACATGGCAGACAATATCAACCATCCAGCGCATTACACCGGCCGTGGCATCGGCTACGAATGCATCGACATCACGCAATACCAGACCTTCCTCGTCGGCAACGTCATCAAGTATCTGTGGAGGTACCCACTCAAAGGCAATCCTCTAGAAGACCTACGGAAAGCGCGATGGTACGCGCACAGAGCCTCGATGAGACACGAGACAGTCAGTCTAACCGACCAATGCAATGACATCATCCTGAGTCTCATCACCGTCACGCACGGGTACGAATCCGCAGCATGGACAGGCCTCTTGCAACGTAACTGGCGTGTAGTATTGCCCGCTTTTGACATGATGATAGAAGAAGGTGAAAATGATGAGAACACTCATTGATATCCCGTTGGAACGAACCGCCATCGAACATTACCTTTTCGACCTCGGATATTCGGTCGAAAAAGTCAGCGAAATCTTTGACATGAGCGAGAATACCGTCAGAGAAATCCACGACGACTACAAAGCAGCATTCCTACCAGGAGCAAATAAATGAAGAAAGCAACGAAAACCCAAATCATCAAATGGTATGAGGACGGCTTGACGGTCGACGAATTCGCGCCGCTCATACCCCAGTGCTGCCGACAGGAAATCGAGGCCGTCATCAAAGAATACAAGGAGAAGAAACGATGGGAACGCTTGATGAGTGGCTCGCGGCGTTGATACTGGCTCTCATGACGCTCATCTCCTACAGGAAACGATGAACACGGGAAAATCCACGATTTACGGCGTGTCGCATTAACGTGGCACGCCTTTTATGTTATATTAAATACATCAAGCAGAAAGCTTGGCAAACACAAAAGGAGCAAACCAATGAACACCATCACCACCAACCAAATCGAGACCATGATACACACCATCGACGTCCGCCTCGACCAGAAAAGCCACTACGACACCGACCACACACCCAAAGGCGTCATCTACCACGTCGGCGACCACAAATACGTCACCCTCGACGACTACTCCCAAGCCTTCGAAGACTACGAATGGGACCACAACGGCGCAGAATGGGCATGCTACCTCTACACACTCACCAAAAACAATCCGGAACGCATCGACTTCTACACACGGGCATACAACCTCGGCGGAATGGCAACACTCGAAGCCATCTACAACAACGTAACCGAGAACGAACCACAAACCATCATCTACCCCATCTACAAGCACTGACAGCCAACACCAACAAAGGAGACCACAATGGAAAACAACAGCCTCAACCGGAAATTCGCCGAAGTCCTCAACGAAGTACCCAACTTCAGCACCGACGAAACCGCCAACGCCGGAAGCCGCACCTACAAATACCTCAACCTCGCCACCCTCCTCAAAAACATCAAACCAATCTTCGAAAAGCACGGACTCGCATTCACCCAAAAAGTAACCTTCGACGGCACCGGAGACGGACGCCAAATCCTCGGCACCATCGAAACCATCATCTTCGACGACACCGACCAGATGACCGTCTGCGAATACCCATTCTTCGTCACAGGAGACCCACAACAGGTCGGCAGCGCCATCACCTACGCACGACGCTACAGCCTCACCACCATCCTCGGCATCTTCCCCGACAAGGACGACGACGGCAGCTACGCCAAACAGCAATACAACACCGCCGACAAGCCGATAGGAGCCGACCAGTACGCCACGCTCGTCAAAGCCATGGACGCACACCAACTCCCCACCGAAGCACGAGGCGAATTCATCTCAGGAACCCTGAACCGGCCCGTCAAAGGCTGGCGAGGAATCACCCAAGCAGACCTGACCAAACTCATGGACGCCATCAACAGAATGTGACACAAGACCCCGGCACACCACCGGGGTCTTTCCCATATCCGAGCCACGACACGCCGAATGCCATCCAACCATATACGAGCTGATATAATAAAGATATCAGCTTCAAGAAAGGACCGACAATGAAAATCATCAACCTATCACAAGCTAACAACACGAAAGCATGGCTCAACGAACGACTGGGACGCATCACCGGCACCAAAAGCGGCAACCTAGCCATGAGCCACTACCCCCAAACCGACGTCAAAAAGCTCATCGGATACCGAGACAAAGCGCTCGAACAATCAAAAACCGCGGAAACACAAGCAGAATCAAACAAATACTTCCAAAAAGCACAAGACTACGACACGCGAATCCTCGAAGCCGAAGCCAAAAACAAACGCCTCAAAGTCGGCATCGACTTCTGGAAATTCCTAGCCGAAACCATGGCCGAACAACCAGACAGCGAAAACCCTATGGCACGCGGCCACAGACTAGAACCCGAAAACATCACCCTAACCCTACAACAACTCGGCTACGAGCAAAAAGACTGCATCACCGACTGCGGCATCTGGGAAAGCGACGAAGACCCACGACTCGCATGCAGCCCAGACGCCTACCAAGCAACCGAAAACCCCACATGGGCCATCGAATGCAAAAGCCTCGGAAGCGCCTACCACCTCCAAGCCGTCATCCCATGGATGATCCACTCACAATACATCCGCCAACACACCATCCCCAACAACCTCGCCGACATGGCCGCGCAAGTGCTCCCCCCAGAAACCACAAACCCCAAAGCCACCGGCATGGACTTCATCCCCGACACATACCAAGCCCAAGTCCTCCAATACTTCGTCGTCTGCGACACACTCGAAACCCTCTACTTCAGCATGTACGATCCACGAGTCTACGGAGACGCACGACACCAAATCATCCCAGTACGCCGAAAGGACATCAAACCACTCATCGCCAACCACAAACACAAACAACTCAACACCCTATGCATCATCGACACCATCACCGAAGCGACAGGAGCATCATTCTAATGACAGTCGACACCCTCCTCACCAGCCCTGACATGTACGTGCTCTTCGACGGCTGCCCCACATGCAACCCCGAAACCACAAAATTCCTGGACTCATGCCGCACAACAGCACAATGGATGTGGCGACAACTGCACGTCGTCCCACCCGGCAGCCCCACCGCCACCGCAATCCGCACCATCGCCAAAAACCAAAACCAACCAATCAAATACCCACTGATACTATTCAACGGGAAAATCCACTACACACCAGCCGAGACCATCAACAATGACGAAAGGACAACAAAATGAAAACAACATGGTGGACAGCAGTCATCACCGCCGGCCTCACAGCCGGATACGCCACCACGGTAACCCAACTATCCCCAGGCCCAGACTACGTTTTCTCTAAACTCAGAAAACGCCTCACAGCCAAAACCGAAAACGCAACCAACAGCCTGACCGCCAGCCTAGGAGAACTCGCCTACTGCGGATGGTGCCTCAGCCCATACCTGACCTTGCCAGCCTGGACAGCAACCGCAAAAGCCTTCCACATCCGCTTCGGCATCAAATGGCTCATCGGACTGGCCACAGCGGCAAGCATCGCCGCTTACTACCGGCATCAAGCAGAAAGCAGACTCTAATGCACAGCACCCCACAACTCCACGTGATCGTAATCCTCCACGCCGTCAAAAACCCAATCACCCAGGAACAGTTGACGCAAATAGCAGAAGATTTCCGATACCGTGACACGCCACAAAGCCTGAGAAGCCGCATGGTCGAACTAGAACGAGCGGGATACGTCCACCGCGTAGACAGAAACGGCATCAGCGAACGAAAAAGGCCATGCTGGCGATGGCAACTCACCAAGAAAGGCGAGGAACTCATGGAGGAAATCCTCGACACCACAACACCAGGCGAAAGGAAATAAGGAAAACCATGGCAACAACACTCTTCACCATCACCATCGGAAACGAAGAACTCACGATACACCAGAACGTACACACCGGCCTCTTCTACGGCATCACGGCCGACGGAAAACACATTCCAGTCGACTACGCTCGCATCAAAACGCGGACGACCAGCCAAGAACGGCTCAAATACTGGCGAAACAGGTTCGGGTACACGCAAGTCGAACTCGCCGAACTAGTCCACGTATCCAGCCCGACCGTCATCATGATGTGGGAAAACGGATTGAGGCATCCGCTCAGGAAATACCGACAGCTACTCAACGAGAAACTCAGCTCCGATATTTTCCCTGACTGATTCCACGGCGTGTCATATCAACATGGCACGCCTTTTATGTTATAGTAAATACATCAAGCAGAAAGCCTGACACAACACAAAAGGAGCAAACAATGGAAACCGCCCAATACCTCAACACCATCATCAACCTCATCCTCCAACAGCCAAAAATCGGCACCATCCTCGACGAAGACGGCATCGAACCCGAAATCACCTACGGCCGAATCGGCATCAAAGACTACGACGCCTTCATCAACCTCTACAGCCTACTCAACAACATCAAAGGAGTCGAAACCACGACAATCAACGAAGTCGACAACGGAATCGGACTCGACTTCACCGTAACAGCACCAATCACCATCTACTTCTTCTACTGGCGATAACCCCAAAACAATACAAAAACGCCCCGCAGACAGCCAAACAAGCCGAACGCGGGGCGTTCTTATAACAAGACCAGACTAGCGGCTCACACCGGCATAATGCACGCCAAACAAGCCAGCCACACCGGAACCAACCAGCGCACAAGCACCACCAGCCACGGCAACCCACGACGGGACACCCGGCACAGCACTCACAAGACTCGCCACGGCACCGGCAATACCAACCAATCCAGACACCAAATACGCCCAACGACGCGTCTCAACATCGAACGCCGGCACATAATTATCCGAACCATCCGCACACTCATTCGTGATAGCGGTACCAGCCGTCGGCTCACCCGACAGCTCATCATCAGCCAACACTGCATGCTTAACCATAAACAATCCTTTCAATCAGTTGAAAATACGGCCGTCGTTAAGCCGCTTCTGGAATTCCTCCACGGCCATACTCGGAACCGGACTGATAATACCATCCCCCGGGAAACCATTCATCTCCATCAGGAACCGGTGAATAAACTCCGGACCCGCATTACGCGGCCTATCCGTAATACCGAAACGGCGAGACATCCACTCAACCCAATCACTACCGGAAGAACCCTCCTTCAAACAGGCGATATTCTGATTCTCCAAACAGCGGATCTGCCCGGACATGACACCATCCACGGTCGTGCCGGCAACCTCCTGAGCCCTACGCATCGTCAAAGGACCCCACGAGCCATCGACCTCAAGCTTCGTAACCGACTGCGTAGCCGGCTGAACAGGCAACGGATTCACGGACGTCGACGACTCCAAGTCACGAGCCAACCTGTCCAAACGAGCCAAATCATACGTTCCCGGACACTGTGTGGCGGAACAATCCCTATGATGAATCAACGGCAAATCACCATACTCATTACGCAAATCGCGAATAAGCTCGGCAATCGTCCTATAATCACCGTCAGACTGACGCGGATTGCACTCAATGCCAATACCCATGTCATTGCCCTTCGAACGGACACCGACACCATCACCGGCATGCCACGCACGATCATCCGGGTCCACAATACAGGCCACACGGCCAGCCTCGACCACGTAATGAGCGGACGCACCACGAGACGGACTACACAGAGTGTTAATCACGCCCTCGAACGTGGGATGAGTATTCGGATCACCCCACCAGTGAATCACAATAAACTTAATCCCATACGGGCGACCGCTCGTATAATTCGGACTATCATACCGGGTAATATTTTCGTAAGACATGACCAATCTCCTTTCAAATGGTTAAAACATACCAGACAGTAAAAAGAAACCGGGCAAAAGCCGGAATCTCAGTGATAAGAATATAACCACCTACCACCATGATACCAATAAGAAACGACGTTAAAAGAATGAGGACAATATCCTCGACTGATTCACGGTCCATACCCCACAGCATACCAAAACAGCCTACGATACACTTAACCATATGACCGAACTAATACCATCCATCATAGGACTCGCCGGTATAGCAGTAGGCGGTATCATCACATGGGCAAGCACACGCCGCAACAACCTCACCACCGCCTACCAACACCTCGTCGAAGCCCAAGGCGAACTCAAAAAACAAATCGACGCCCAAGACGAAAAAATAGACAAACTCATCCAAACCCGAGACGAACTCCAACACGTCAGCGACCTCGAAACAGGCTACATCCGCTCACTAGGCCACTGGCTCGCCAAATTCTGCCAAATCATCGACGGCGACTTCCTCACACGCAACCCCAAACCAAACCTACCCGACGAACTCCGCAACCGCATCTGCCCACTCTAATCGGACAGGATACGAAAAAGCCCCGGCAACAAACCGGGGCCTTACCATATCAAACCGACCACGTCATAGTCGCGGAAACCCACGCACCAGACGCAAGCGAGAGATTCTTAAACGGTCTTACAGACAAGCCAGTCGAATCCACCTGGAAACCAGTAGATTCAACACCAGCCGCAAGAACATAAAGCTCATTAAAATTCGGTCGAATAAAATCAGAAAACGTAAGAATCTGACTCTTATCCCACGCCTTAGCATCCCATGGATACTTCCTCGTCGCCTTAACGGAAAGACTGACAACATTACCGGACAACGCACACTTATACCAGACAGTCCAATTCCCCGCCTGAGCGCCAGGCTCCAACCGAATATTAGTCAACGACTGCCATCTACCATTAACACGACGATACAACACGCCATTAGACAAAGTAGCAACCTCAACACCCTCACCGGTGTGGAGCGCGTTCAACTGGTCCACACCGCGCACCTCAATCCTAGAGTCAGGACGAATCCTCGGAGCCACATCCGACGCGACACCAGCATTAACCGTAGCCAAAACCAAACCATTAATCTCCGAATCAGGAGTATCAGCCGGCCACGACTGCAACCACGCGCCAGGAGTATCACCATGAGACAAACTCGGATCATAAGCCGCAACCACGATCTTATAATCACCAGTCGAATCAGCCACATTCACCGTCATAGGCTCCGTAATCGCATAAGTATACGCGCCAGCCGTCGGCCACGGGCACACGACACCACAATGAGGCTTAACAGTGACAATCACCCCGTCAATCGTCACCAACGGGCTAGGACTACCATACCGGACGCCCTGAACACAACCGAAAACCGTACCATCCGACGGGACCAAGAACGGATTCACAACATGCCGGTAATCATCAGCCGTATACGCGGGACTACCATTCAAAACAGTCAAAGGATGCAGTACGATATCTGTCATAAGTCACTCCTCACAATCAATTCTTTAGACGTGGACACACCCATTTTACCTACCACGGCAGAAAGCCGGGCAACCTCCGTCCTAAGCTCATCCACCTCATCCATAGCCTTCTGAGCCAACCGTAAAACAGCTACACTCAACCTCGAATAATCAACACCTGACGGATTCCCGTCACCATCATATTCACAGAAGAAACCAAGCCCGGCATCATCCAAATCCTCAGCTATCAAACCGACAACCGGCTGCGCATCATCAAGCTTCAGATTCAAATCATCCTTCAGGAAATACACTTTCCACTTCAACCGGCGGAGAGCATCCAAGGGAATGAACCCGTCGGCATCACTAACATTCGACACCGAACCCGCCGACGAACAGTCACAACCCAACGTGCCATCATAAAGACAATAAACCGGCTTCCGAGGAGCCAACGAAAGCGGGTCATCATACACGTTCCGAACACCCGTACCACCATGCTGCGGCACCACCACCACATCGGTCTCACCGGCATCAGCCTGACTCGACTCGGACCCCAACGAGTTGAAATCCTGTTCAACGGCAGTGACACGCTCAGCCACACTGCCAACACTCACACCAACAGTCGACGACAATTCACGCAACTGCCGGCGAACCTCCGCAAACTGGCGGGCCGTAGCATCCACCCCATCAAGAGAAAACCTGAACTTGCCTTGCATTACGAACCTCCTACCGCAACACAGGCGTGATAGTCCACACGCCACTAAAATCAATGTCATAACCGACAATACGCGCCTCACCCTGAGCGAAACCAGTAAAACGGCCAGTATCATCGGCAATAGTCCACGCGACCATATCCCCAGGCTGCCATTCCTCATAAATCATCGGAGCGGCCATCAGACTCAACGTCATGTCAACAGTATTCGTACCATCCCGCAACTGCTGTAACGCAGACAATGCGTGAGCGTTCAACGTTTCCTTCCTAGTAATACTCGACGACGGTCGAACCACATGCTCCACGACAGGCCGGTAAGACTGATCAGCCACCATCACATCGGAACGCAATTGAACCCCATCCGACGTATTCCCGACCGCCGCGACCATATTCGCACCATAACCCGTCGTATAATCCTCCACCACCTTGAAAGACGTCATCACACTCTCATCAAACGTCGTAACCGGAGTAACGGAACCGATCCTATCCGCAACCGTCAAAACCGGCAGATACCTACCATAACCAGCCTTCCACGCCGTACACCATTCCGGGCCGTTCTGCACATTCGACAACTCCTGGAGGACACTCAACAACGTCTTATCGGAAGACCTGGCATACGTCCTATCACGACGGACACGACTAGGAGACGCTTCCACTTCGATCTCAAACCGATGCTCTTTAAGAGTAGTCAACACGAGATCACGCACGATCTCACACTGGTCACGATTCGAATACGAATGATCACCAACATACACGGAATCCAAATAATGTTCGATAGTGGCCAACGTGAGGGACACTCCCCCGCTTCCGAAACTACGTTCGCGTTTGACCACGATACCACCCCACAATACCGTCGACCCGTGAGCCAGAATAATCGCCGTACCATACGGGATCGTGGCCTCAACCCAATTAGGCGGAACGTTCCTCCACGGAAGTACTACCGTCTCACTCGTCGTCTCCTCAAAACGATACGAAAGCTTGGAAACTTGCAAATCCGGAAACTCAGCCAACACGATTCCATCGGTCAAAGACACGGCAAGGAACTGGAAACCGGCAGTATTCCACAAAACACGACCGTCATACTGGGAAGAAAAGCCCAAACCGTTACCATACGAAACCATGACAATCCTCCTTCACAGGTAAGCCGGATAAAACGAAACCGTCATAAGAGCCTCATCCGAATATTCACTCGCATCGAAACCCCAAGTATTCGAACCGACTTCCGCCTGACTCCACTCACGTTTAACGACACGGCCACGCGCGGGATCCGTACCATCAATCAGGATCTCATGAGTCATCCCGTTCATGGTCACATAATGGCCGAAACCAAGACGCATATCGAAAGCCATGACATGACCGCTCCCGACATGCGATACTTGCGGGTTGACGACTGGCCCGTCAATACGAATGAATACAGGACTGGGAGCCGTACCCACGTTAACCAGGTTCACTTGACCGGACACGACAGTCTCACTCCACAGCCAGGACGACGGTGAACCGTCAATCCCCTCAAAACTGTAAGGGAACTGCATGCCGCCATCCGTTTTCGGCATGCCGGTAGTACCGGACAAGGATTCCATCCCATACAAGTATGGGCTCAAAGACGTCAACCCAAGACTGAACTTGAGAATATTCACGCCAGCCCATTTAACCAATGGGGCGGACGACGACTGCAATACCTGAGCCTGACGGCTGATATCACCCAATCGGATGGTTAATCTCATCCCAGTCGGATTCAACACGCTTTTGAACGCGTTCCATGCCATGACACACGATTCCGTACAACGGCCGATAATATAACCCTCGATCGTGATAGACCGGCCTTGCAAGCGTGGCAGATTCGCATACCATCCGTCCGTCATGGACTTCTTACTGGTTTCCAACGTGGAAGCCACACCGTCAAACAAGCCGCTCACGTCTTGGAACGTAACATGCCATTCACAATCATACGAGTCCACGCCAAACAGTGGGAACCCATCCAATGATATTTGAACATCACGAAAGTCAGTAGGGAATATGCTCATAAACTCATCATACCCTTATCACACGTAACAGAAATTAATCATTCGGACCGTTTCACGAGCCGCCATCGTCGGATCCGCAGCATTCACGGTAATCGGAGCCGACACGCGAGGACCCGTCTTATCCGACAACGCCACCGGTGAAGCCATCGGAGACGACACACTGCCAGGAAGAGAAGACGGAAGCAAAGCAGACACCATACTCTGAACCGGCTTGACCGCCAGCTTCTCATTCATTTCCACTCCGACACCCAAACCAGCCGGAATCATCTTACCGACCTCGTCACGGAACACGCGAGACGGTGAATGAATACCCAACGCGCTTTTCGCCGCGTTCACGACACTAGCGGCCGCGCTTCTAGCCGCGCCTATGGCCGCGCCTATCGCATTCCTGATACCGTTAACCAAACCCATGATGATATTCCGGCCCGCGCTCAACAGCCAACCACCAGCCCCACTGAACGCGCCCCTAATACTCCCGCCGACACCTCTCACAGCGTTCAACACATTATTGACACCATTCCTGACAGTACCGGTGATACCGTTCCAAGCACTGGATACAAGACTCCTGACCGCATTCCAAACACCAGACCAGTAAGCCTTGAGGGCATTCGTGACCGACCTGACCACGCCGGCGATAGCGTTGATACCAGCCGACACGGTGGCTTTCATACCATCCCATACCGTCGTAACGATATTGCGGATACCATTCCATACGCCATTCCAGTCGCCCTTCACGGCCGCCAAAATCGTGGAGATGATCGCCTTGATGACGTTCATAACATTCGTGATCACCGTCTGAATGTATGGGAATACGGCGTCGATAATCCCTTGAATGGCTGTCGCGACAGTCTTGAACGTCGCTTGGATGACCGGCAGTGCGGCTTTCACCAGTGCGGTAATCTCGTTGATGACCGGAACAACAGTATTGAGAATATTGGCCGTCACTTGCATGACCTGGTCGGCAAGCGAACCCAATACGGGAGTGAACGCTTGGACCGCGCTCATCACGATAGGAATGACCGCCTGGCCTAACGGTATTAGAGCGTTGACCACCGCTTGGACAGCCGGTACCACTTGCGTTTGGAACGTGGTGACGGCCGGAGCAAACGATTCCTGAAACAGGCTTCCCATTGACTGGAGTATAGGCATTGCAGTTGAGGCGAGTCCTACGACCAGGCTGGGTAGACTGCTGATGGTTTCCGCGAGCACGCTCATCCCCTCCGTCAGGGGGCCTTTGAACGAGTCCAATATTTGCACGCCCACGTTCACGACCGACGCTTCCAGGTTACCCATTGCACCTTCGATGGTTTGGGTACTGGTCGCGGCTTCCTTCGCCGCATCGGTCATACCCAAGTCCATGACGGCCTTGTTGAATTCCTCGGCGGTAATCTCACCTTTGGCCATCGCGTCACGGAAGTCGCCAGTGTAGGCCCCGTTTTTCTTCATGGCTTCCTGGAGTTTGCCTGACGCGCCAGGGATCGCATCAGCCAATTGGTTCCAGTTTTCGGTGGTTAGTTTGCCAGCACCGGCTGTCTGGGTGAGTACCATGCCGACGCTTCGGAACGTGTCTGCATTACCGCCAGCGACCGCGTTCAGGTTGCCGGCTGCTTCGGCTAGGTTCGCGTAATTGTCTACACCGTTCGCTGCTAACTGTGCGGTGGTGTTGCGAATGTCAGCTAAATCGTATACGGTTTGGTCCGCGTATTTTTGCGTACTGGCGGTAAGCTGGTCGATTGTGCTTGTGTCTAGGCCGGCGAAACTTAGTGTGCTAGCGAATTTTTGGGCTGAGTCGGAGGCTTCGATGATGTCGCCGCTGAGGTTCGAGATGGCGTCTACGGCCATGTTGATGCCGGTGGATACGAGTCCGCCCATGGTTCCGGCGATGGCAGCGAATTTACTGGTTCCGTCTGAAGCTTTGGTGGAAGACTTATCGATTTCTTCCATGCCTTCGCCGGCTTGGCGTGCGGATTGTTCGATTTGTCGGCTACCGTTTTGGATGGTTTTGACGCCGTTTTCCCAATCCGAGGTGTTGATTTCCGCGTCGAGGGTGAGTGTGGAGTCAGCCATTTGTTAGTCCTTTCCGAGTTCGTTGATGATGCGGCTGATTTTTTGGTCTCCGTGTTTTGTGAATGCGGCGGTTAGGCATTCGAATGTTAGTCGGTATTGTTCGGCTAGGTGGATTTGTTGTTGGTGGCGTCCTTCTTTGATTAGGGCGAGTAGTAGATCTGGTGTTATATGGTTTTCTAATGCGTCGCGGATGGCCTCCCACCCGTAGAGGTCGCCGAGTTCGGCGAGGATGCGGATGCTGGGGGAGGTGTGTTGTTTTGCCTCTTTTTGTTTGTATGTTTGCATCCGTTGTTTTTCGGCGGGGGTGAGGAGGCTATCCCATGAGCGCATTTTATATGTCAGCCTTTGATGTCGAGGGTGAGGTTTTCGGCCATGAGTTTGCAGAGGGCGGTCATGGCTTGGATGTAGGCGAGGTCGCTACGTTGTTTGGTTTGCTGTGCCCATTCGTTGAAGGTGGTGTCGGGGCTCATGAGGTTTGTGACGAGTGGGAAGATGGTTTCTTCTGCGGTTTCCAGTGTTTCTTTGGTCATTTTGCCGGTGGAGAGTTTGTCGAGGGCTTCGGCGTTGTCGAGGATGGTGAGCATGTCTTTTGAGCCGAGTGGGCGCATGGTGTAGGTGGTACCGTCGATTTTGATGGTGAGGTTGCGGAAGCTTTTGCGGGTGTCGATGTTCAGGATTGGAGTGGTCATATTGTTGGATGCTCCTTATGTATGGTATTATTGGTGTTGGCTCCTTTGCCATTGTGTTGACGATTGGTCCGACACTGGTTTGAATGTTTCGAAGGTCATCTTACCGGTGTCGGGCCTTTTTGTTTCGGCTATTCCTGTTCGATGGTTGTGTCGGTGTCCTGTGTTGGGTTGTTGGTGGCTCCATGTGCGTTTATTTGGATGGTGACTTGTGCACTGCCGGATTTGAAGGCGATGGAGCTGTTGCCGGCTTTTTTGGCGATGATGGTCCAAGTGCCGTCGCCGTTGTCGGTTGCGGTGGATACTCCGAGGGCTGAGTTTTCTGCGGTGATGGTGCCGGTGGATCCGTCCGGTAGGGCGGTTACGGTGACTTTCACTGGTTCGTTCACGTTGCAAGTGATGTTGGATGGTGTGGCGATGATCTTGGTGATCGGGGTTTCTGATGGTTTGATGGTGCCGGTGGTTTCATCGTAGTAGCTTGGCGTGTCGAGGTTGAGTTCGCCCATGATTACTGCGCCTTCTGGGCTGGAGGTCATGGTGCCGGAGAGGGTGACGACGAATGGGTCGCCGAGGCTGACTTTGAATTCTCCGCCGGCGCTGATGAGGGCTTGGGGGATGTGGAAGTCTTGTGCGCTGGAGTGTCCGTCGCATACGTTGTGGATGATGATGTCGCGTGGCGTGTTGCTGATGCATTCGTTGCCGCCGAATCGGACTTGGCCGGTTTCGCCGAGGTCTCCGCCGATGACGCGTTTGAATTTGGCGTTGTGGTAGAGTTCGGGGAATAGCATGCCGAGGAAGCGTACGGAGGGGCAGATGATGTTGAGTTCGAAGCTCATTTCGTCGTAACTGCCGTTCGGTACTTTGATGGTGCCTGATTGGCTGGCGATTTCGGTGGTGCTTGGGGTGAGGGTGATGGTGCCTACTTCGTCCTGTACGTAGTCGGGTGGGATGACCATGTCGTCGATGTAGACGGTTTTCTTTCCGATGAGTGGGTAGGATGCCATTTTTTTCCTTTCGGTTGGCGTGCCTGTTTTAACTGTGGTGTATTATGCCGTTTTTATTTTACAGTGTCGTGGGGTTGAGTTTGTAGTCGATTTGGAAGCGGATGCTTTTGACCCAGTGGCCTTCGTGGTCGATGGCGTCCAAGTCTATTGCGGTGGCTGGGTGTGTGCGGATTGATTCGTAGGTGATGTCGGTGATTGGCTGACAGGTGAGTTGGCAGTAGTGGGGGAGTGTGTTGTTGATGAGGGTGAGGAGTCGTAGCATGAGTCGTCCTTGGGTGAGGACGTCGTTGTGGCGGCTGCTGATGGTGATTTGGTCGGTGTAGAGGTCGCCGTTGATGTCGATGGTGTTGGCGTTGACCCAGATGCCTTCTTGGCTGGTGACCGCACCGGTGTCGAGTATGGGGCTGGTGCCGAAGAAGAGGTTTTGGCCGTAGGTTCCGTAGCCTTCGTTTTGGAGGGCCATGCATACTGCTAGGTCTATCATGTGAGTTCCTTACATATTGAAATAGGTTTTGGTTCGTGAACTTGCCGTGCGGGCGGCTCGTTCGAGGTATCTGGTGGTGTTGGGGTGGAGTCGGTTGGTATGTTCGCGTAGACGCGCGTATGGGACTCTGCCGTTGCCGAAAGTGATTTGCCAGTGGGTGTCTCCGACTTGTTGAAAGCGGCCGCTGTTGCGTAGTGCGCCGGTTTTGACTGGCGCGTTTTGGCGGGCCATGCGTAGGATGTCGGTCATCATTCGTACTCCGCCTTTGTTGAGTTGTTGGGTGGATAGTTTACGGGCCCATGTGGCGGATACTTTGAGTTGGTAGCTCATAGGCTGGTTCTCCCGTAGGGGTTGCCGGTGAGGGTGATGAACATGGTTTTGCCGGTGTCCATGTCGTCTCCTCGGCTGGCTTTGGTGATTTGGTAGGTGCGTCCGTTGTCGATTCGTAGGATGAGGTCGGGCCATGCTTCCATGTCGTTGCGGAGGTTTTCGGGTAGGTTGTCGGTTTGGATGTGGAAGCGGCGGCTGTTGATACGGGTACCGTATTCGGCTGGCTGGTCTGACTCGGTGGAGTGTTTGATGATTGTTTTTACGTCTGCGAGTTTGATGTTGTCGAGGCCTGGTGCCGTGTATTTCCAAAGGGTGGCCGATTGGACCTGGTTAGGGAATAGGGTGAAGGGGTTACATTGCGATGCCATGCGCGTAGTCGCCTCCTAGGTAGTCTTGCGGGTTGAACCACCATGGCAGTTCATGGTGGGGGGTTGGCATGTCGATGATTCCTCCCGTGTCGGATTGGATTAGGCAAAGGTTCCAGGAGTCCATTAGCGCCTTGTATGGGGCGAGGGCGCGTTCGACGGTGGTTTGCGTGCTGGTGGCGTAGGAGACGCTTACGTCTTCGATTTTCTTTGAGGTGATGCTGTCGGACCGATCGGCCATCGACTGGTCGGCTTGGATGATGGCGGCGAGGATGTTGGCGAGTGGTGCGGGGAGTTTTTTGAATCCGTGTCGGCCGTTGACGATGATTTCTGTGCCGGCTGGATATTCGCTGGTGAGGGTCAGGGTTTTCGTGTATGAGGTGGATGGCGTTAGCCGTGTCTCTTATACACATCTGACGCTGCCGACGACTCC